TTTCAATTTTATCCGAAGAGTTATATTTTCTTACTTGCTCTAGAATAAATCTTTTGGCTATCTCCGGCCTAGATAGATCAATTGAAGCAATTATATCTATAGCTTCCTGATATTGTTCAATTAATCCTTTGTATTCAATAACTCTATTAGTTAGAGTATCAAAATATTCCCCTATAGTGTTAGTGGAAACATCTTCTGCATAATTTCTTATCTGCTGTTCACTAGTCTCAACAAAGTTTCTACCTGCGAATTTAGGATAGGCTGTTCCACCTCTGTTTGAACTCATCTCTAAAGATGTTCCCTTATCTACAATATTCCACCAAGGGGCTAAACCTCCAGACATTGTACTCTGTCTTAGTGACATTGTTCTTTCATAATATCTTACAAAATATGCAGTCCTATCTGCTGTGTGTTCTCTAGGACCACCTTTTCCATAAGTAGTATATATAGTAGCACCCTCTCTACCTGCCCTATAAATCAAAGACCAAATTAAAGATGCTTTTTTAGCATCTAATGTCATTGGAAAATAACTTCTTGCTGAAAGAATTCCTCTTGCATAATCTTCTATAGTTCCAGCAGTTGCTTCTAAATCTATAGATATAGATAAATGTCCATACGTATCTATACTAGTTATAAATGTTTCTGGTTCAAATATTGCTGTAGTTATATCAGCTATAAAATCAGGAGTATTAAATTCATCTGTTATCTCTATAGCAATTATAGCATTTCTTTTTAATATATGTGGAGCTTCTTCCCTAACGTCCATTTCAATCCTTGAAGACAGGCTACTTGGAATTCTTCCAGATTCTGTCTCCATTTCAAGCTCCGATATTTGATCTGAGATGTCTTCTATTCTATCTTTGTACTGATCAGCAAGCCTTAATAGTTCTACTATATTTTCTCTGCTTTCTGCTAATAGATTATTAAGCTCATCCAGTTCATTCATATTTTTCTGCTAAGTATTCTATATCACCAAAAATTGATCTAAATACTGATCTCATATTTTCATTGGTATTATCTAAATATAATTTACGTGTCTCTTTAAATTCTTTACTTTTTGGGTCTAGAATAGTTTCTAGTTCCTGTAAAAATTCTGCTTGAAATCTTTTAGTTTTTTTAGAATTAAAGCTAATTACATCTAGAATATCCAGTCCCTGAATTATTATACCTCTCTGTCTGTCCATTATGCATCCCTTTCCTCCTCACTAAGTTGAATAACTATTCTATTTAATACTTTTACTCCTCTTAATGAATACTCATCTATCCTCATTAATTTATCATCTACAGTAACATTACTTGCTTCTTTTACCATATCTAATGTATTAAGAGTATACTTTATTTGAAGCCTGCAATCACCTTCAAAGTATTTACCAGCAGATGACCAGTCTACTATGTCTGCATTTTTCCAAGTAATATGTCCACTTACTGTTATACCAGAATACGAAGGTATGTAATAAAGTCCAGAACATATTGGACAATATGAGTTTATAGATGCATTAGCCTGTGGATCATACCCACAGGCGCTACACCCAGAGTATGTAACCATATTAAATGTCACATCTCTTCCTATTGCCCCTCTCATCTGATCTATAATTTCAGCGGTATTTGTTGGAAAAGTTATTACCATATCTTTTCAAATTCCTCGTAAAATTTATTAGCTACGTATTCCCAAGAGTATTCGTACTGAGAAAACTTCATTTGACACTTATAACTAGTGCTTTCTAATAAACCTTCTTCTGTGTAAATTCTTTCTAGTTGTGTTGCAACATCCTCAGGAGATACTAATCTTCCAACAGTTAATGTATTTGGATATATATGTCTCATCGTAGTAGGAATAAGTAATCCACAGTCATGAAACAATTCAGCACAAGCTGAGTGATTTGGTACTATTTGAGCAGAACCTGTTACTGCATGTTCTGTTGCTGTTAGCTAAACTACTTTCTGGTAGTCCTGGACTGTCGCATCATCCTTTTGGATGTCGTTTCGCTCAGTCTCTTCACGTCTTTCCCTTGGTATGCTCTTATATGACATACCTATAAAGGAGTGTGGGTAAGAAATCTTGTACTCCATACTTTCAATTATGTATGGTTTTACTAAATCTCTGAATCTGTCCTTATCTTCTGTACGTGCTATATAAAGATAAACTCCAGAATTTGATGGACTTTTGCTAATTGTAGAATAAATATTGAATTCTGTATATAACCAGTCTTTTAATAATTCATTCTCTTCTAGTGAAAAGCAGTTCGTAGATAACTTGTAACTATGTGCTTTTCTTTTTTCATATAGATATTTTATATTTCCATTTAGCGAATAATTTATAGTTTTTACACTTCCATCGTCCATAAATAAATAAGCTAAACTTTTATCGTCTAATTGTTTTAGAAGTTTTTTATCTATTGTCTTTACTTTTTTATTGTATAAATATTTTCTGGCTGTCTTTAATCTATGATCTCCATAAATATCTATTCTACAGTATTTTCTACCATAATTTTTTTTAGTAGTTGATGTATATATTCTATAATTAGTTTTGTATCCACTTTCTATTAATAATTTATTTTTATGGTTACAATATTCTAATTGTTTTATAGAGTGCTCACATCTAAATTTTGGATATTCAGTATTGTTATTTATACTTAAGTATCCGTCACCTAAAGTAAAATCAATAATTAGCTTTATGTCATTGGGAATTGTAGTCATATTCCTCTCTCCTTAATATTAAGTTGTAAGTTCGTGTGTGTTTCCACTTTTATCAGAAACGATTCTTTTCATCTATATCTCTATAGACAGGGGCCTAACTTCGTAAGTTCACCCCAACCTTCTCCCAAACTTGTTTGCAATCCTACATCACAAGAATTATAAATAAGATTTAGTCTTTCTACTGGAACATTCTGTAAATTTGGTGAATCTCCTGTAAGTATTATTCTGTCACTAATACCAAATCTTTTTATAAGTCCTGCAACATTCCATCCTGCATCTAAAAGACCTGCATGATGATAATAGTTTACATTCTCTGGTTTATTTTCTGCAAATAGAGCAAATCCCTCTATTGAAATATCAATCATTTTTCTTGGTTGATTACGATTTGCATTTAGTACAATAAACGAATCCATTAGTTCTGGGAATTGACCCAAAACTTCTTTCCTAGCTGTAACTTTATCTACTGGATAAAATACATCTGTATTAGTTCCATGAGGAATTACAACACAGTTAGCTTCTGGATATGCTTTTTCAATAACCCTCTTACCAAATTCAGTATATGCAATAACTGTGGTAACTATATCAAAATCTTTAAACCACTTAGGTGAAAACTCTTCTGCATCTACTGGAATATATACAGCAATAGGTGGTATAGTTTTCCAAGTTTGCTTAATTTTAGCTAAAGCTTCTTCTATTACCCACGCATCATTTAAAATAAAGATCATATCAATATTTTGATTGGAGAATTGCTCAACCCTGCCGTATCCCATATGATCTCCACCTAAAAGAGCTGGATACATGTTATGTCTATAATTATGCGGGTCCCCTCTATAGTTTATTGCTAAGTGATATACTTTTACAAATTCAGGTAATCCATCAATTATCTCATGAATTACCCTAGCAAAACCTGTAGGACACCCTCCATCACCCCATATCAAAACCTTTTTTACATCGTTCATCTTATTACTCCTTTCCTATGTTACTTACTATCTTTTAGTTTCAAATGGATTTTTATTAAATCCAGGTAAACTGCCTTTTTTACTTCTAGCTAATTTCTTAGTAGGAGGAGTTAGTAACATGGTGAGTGCTACCCAATCATTCCTACGAGAATCTGTTTTAGCCCTACTTCCTTCTATATTTGAATAAGAAATTTCATGGTCCTTCCATGATCCCACATTCCACGAATTAGACTCTAAGGAGCCACCTTTGATGATAAGAGATGCCATTAAAATAATTGGGTCTTCATCTGAATTTTGTATTACAGGTGGATTGGGGAATAAGAAGGTAGAAACATTTGGATTTCTTAGTGCATTATTATCAGTATCTATTAAATATCTGTGGTTCCACCAAGTCTGTAAATTCTTAACCGCTGTTACCAAAGATGTCCTTAACCAAGCATCTGTGTACTTGTAGTTTCCTGAATCAATGTCTCCTAAATGTAATCGCAAAGAGGTGATTAAATAATCTAAATTAGTAACAGTCTCAATAGCCATTTACTTTCCTGTTTCCTCTTGTACATCAAGAGATTGCAATTCCGCTAATCTAGCTTTAATTGCTGAAATTATTTTATCTGATTTCCCTAGTTCAATAGCTTTAGCTAAGAGTCTGTAAACTCTAACTTCATTATCAGTTTTATTCAGTTCAGAAGCTAATGTAAAGAACGGTGAATTCACAATTCTATCAATTTCTTCTTCTGAGTTATCAGAAATAATTTCTTCTATTTCTAGATTAGCCAACTCTATGTACTTGTCTACATTTACCGGAACTAAATTACCAACTTTAAAGTGATACTTATTAGCTCTTTTAAAATATAGGTCTTCTTTAGTTGACCATAAAGCAATAAAGCATCCCTCATCATTGCTATTAGGGACGCCTTTCATAATTTTTCCTTCAATCACAGCATCATTAAATGGGTCTAGTGCCTGAATGAATATTTTACCTAAAATTGTTTTCTTATATACAGAGGTTGGTCTGCCTGTTTGCATGGCTGTATATTTATCTACATTATTACTATCCATTATTTTATTTTTTCCTTTCCTTTGTATTAAATTAAGGGGGAGTTATAACTCCCCCTCTATTTTCCTTGTACTTCCTAAACTACGATACTTTGATTACGTAAATTCCCATAGCTTTGTCTATGATTAAACCAAATCTTTGGTATAATTCTAAGAAAAACTGAGGAGGCGTTGGAGCCATATCGGACCATTGCTTCCATTTAGGAGCATCATACGTAATAAATTCACCAACGTTCTCGCCAATAACCAGAATTTTATCAGTAGGTAAGAGTGTAGAGTAATCCTCAGGATTATCCCACTGTTGGTTTAGGGCAATAATATCTGCACCATAGTATCTACCAAGAAATCCATCTTTCATTACTGTTTCTAATTGACTATTAACTCCAGACCATTGAGCGTCTGTTCCTACGACATTACCGTCATTCCAGAAAGCACCAAATTTAGTAATAGGAGCTAATATTGAACGTATACCTACAACTGCTTTAACTTTACCAACTGTTTCATTGATTTGATCAATAGCGTCTGTAAGTACGGTTGCTGTAACGGGACCACCTGCATCAATAAAGTTAGATGGAGTGTTAACTGCTGTCCAAACCGTAGTTAATGCGGTGAATACTTTATTTTGGAAATAGTCACGTAGTTTAGCCATCATTTCTCTGCTAATTTCATCTACTGTGCCAATATCTCCAGCTTCTAATTCCCATTCATTCCAACTTACTTTTACGTCAGCTCCGTCTAGAACATAGTTCATACGTTCAGAAACAGTTACTTCACTCGACAGATGGATCGAGCCAGGTCACTTTTGTTACTCTATTTTAAAATAGAGGGTAGGATATTTCTACCTACCTCTTGTAGTTTCCTACAAGGTCAGACTATATCTTCATCCCCTTTATTAGGGGAGCCAGCAGCCTTACGAGATAAATCAATTTTATAATTAAATGATGGTAATATATATGGAGATACACCATCAACGAACATATTTATTTTTTCCAAAGAGGCAATCACTAATCTATACTTTATACTTGACTTATAGCTATCTTGTCTTATTCTAAAGTCTATTCCGAGTTTATCTCTTATAGCTCTTTTTAATAAAACATTATCTCCATAACTATATGTTTGTGTACATATTCCTAGTTGGAAGTAATCATATCTGCCTTTTGCTACATATGGTGATAAATAACCATCATCCATATAGAATATTGCCATAAATTCCCAATCAAGTAATTTTAAATAGTGAGGGTCGATTCTTTTTTGTCCCTCTTCAGAATAACATCTTCTTCTGATTTTACTAAATAATGGGTGACGTCTAGTTCTTATTCTATACTGTGGTTTTGTAATTGATGTTATGCCATTTGGAAAAGTATATTCTCCGACATCTTTGGATTTACCTATAGAAACGCTAGTAACTTGTTCTAGTATTTCTTTTTTCCATTGTAGGTAATCTAGATGTTCTTCAATATGGCTACATTCAAAACTTGCATTTCCGCCGTTACTCCAATCTCTGTAGTCAACAGCTAGATGTCCATCACCAAAGGTCATTGCAGATATTAATTTTGTAAGGTTCTTCTTATCTCGTTTCATTAGTCGTTACACCGTCCTTTAAGGATTGGCACGGTATTGTCCTTTTCAGGAGTTTCACCGTTTTTAACTGGTTGTTTTCTATCTGTTACCAAATAGGCTGGCAATTGTTTACCAGCGTTCTTACCTCGATGCCTTTACGTAGCTTCTTAACAAGAGCGTCGCCGGCCTTCAGATTCCGAGAGTTTAATAACATTCCAACAAAATCTACTGCGATGTGATCTGGTTGAATGTATTCAACTAACAATTCGGCTAATGCTTCTCTATCTTTACTTTTCATAATAGAGGCAACAGCCTTTTCCCTTTTCTCATTTCTTTCCATTATATATTCCTCCAAGAATACTAGTTATCAAAAATGCGGAATGTAAGTTCATTAGCAGTAGAGTTATATTGAATAACTTTACCGATACCTGCTGTAGCAGAATATTTAAGTTTACCAGATGAATCAGCCCCATCATCAGATGTATTTGCAGCTACTAGATAAGCTCCAGCGGCTAAACTTGCACTGTAGATGAATGATCCAGAAGGAACAGTAAATACACCACCTGCAAAAGCAAGGGCAGGTTCTCCAGACGGAATAGTCTGAGGTGAACTCATGTTTCCTGGGTGAGTTAAATAAACTGTAGCAGAGAACGGAACATTTGCAGCTTGATCAAAACCCTGTCTTAATGCATATGTAAATGCAGGAACAGGTTGATAGATAGGTAGTGAGCGATTGTCTACTGCAAATCCAGAAACATACTTAGCTTCACCAGCTTCTGTAGAGTTGTCAGGTAGTTTCACCCCTGGTAAGTCTGTACGGCTTCCGAAATCATACGTATCGCTAGATGGGGTAAGTAACACCATTCTACCTTCTACGATATCTTCAGCAGCTACAACTCCCATAATATCTTGATATTTACGAATTTCCATTTATTTCCTCCGTTATTGCTTTCTACTTCTTAGGTAGGCAACTAAATCATTTAGACTAGTTGAATTGCTGTCATCTTCCCCAGTTAATACTGGAAGTGTAGATGCGCTAGAAGTATCATTAATGTCTTCAATAATTTCTTCGACGGTTTCTTCAGCGAATGTAGAAAATGCTACAAACTCTTGAATAATAAAGTCTAGGGAATCCTCATCGAGTCTAGAAAACTTCTCATAATTTTCATTAAAGTATTCATCTGATTTTTCAAGTCCAGCTTTAGTAAATCTTTCTTTAATACTTTCTCTTTTTTCTAGTTCTGCTTTTGCTTGCTCAATAGTAGACTTAAAAGCTCTTAGTTCTTCAAGCTCTTGATCTTTATTTGATGCTTCTGCAGCACTAGCTTCCAATTGTACCTTTAGTTCTTCTACCTTACTTTCCATTGCCTCTAGTACAGTAATACGTTCCATAGCAACATCTAGTTCGGCTTTAACTTTCGTTAGTTCGTCCAATGTTAAATCCTCCGTTTTATCTTCAGATGCAAAAGCTGTGATGGACGTTCTTCCACCATATGCAGGAATACCAACAAGAGTAACTGCTTTTAGATGAGTATTTAGTAGGTCCTGAATTCCAGTTTCATCGTCTAATCTAGAATCAGAGTATCCGATTTCCCAGGATAAGTCTAAAGGTTCTCCTCTATCATATCTCTCTTTTAGCATATTTACATCTTCTGGTCGTTCATCTGACCACAGCGCAGCTAGTCCAACTACTTTATTCTTCACTTTTTTTAAGTGAGTGATTACGCCTATAGGAAGTGCGTCTTCATGTCCAGCTTCTATTTTACCCAATGCAACTTTAATTGGCATAAATATACCTGTCTTTAGAATATTAGCAAACTCTTCCTGCGGAATTCTTTGCTTATTACCGTTAGGTTCATCATCAGTCAGAATAAATTTAGTCCAACGAATTGCGGGATTTAACGAAGTTGAAGCGAAGGATATTTCTTCCCCCTCTTTCTTGACCTCTTCCTCTATATTATATTGTACCATATTTGTTAGAATATTGATAAAATCATCCATTTTGTTCTTCCTCATTGTCTATATTAGTAGTAACTTCATCCACCCTTTCTACTGGAGGTGGGGAATAAGGTGTCTGTGGAAATGCAGGAATACCTCTTCTTTCCATTTCCTCTTCTTCCATTTCTCTGTTATCCAATTCATTTTGAAAATTGAATCCTAGAGTATCTGTAAGTGTAGTTCTAGATACATTGCCTGTATCATATAATTTAATTAGGGCATCTACAAACTCGCTAAATTCGTGAAGATTTATACTATCAAATCTTATTGATCCAGGTCTATTTTTAATTTGATTCTTTTCTAGTGTAGTTATTAAAATTGTTCTTACTAGATTTATGAGTTTATATCTGAACTCATTCATTGTCTTAATAGGAGCTAGAGTAGCCCAACTTGCACTAGATGTTCCACTCTTTTGTGTCTCTCCAGTAATTAGAATTCTAGGCATACCAAGAGCATATATAATATCATCATTTACATTTTTATATTTAGCCTCATCTAGCATTGCTGTTACATCTGGGAATACCCAACTAATATCTAATGTGTGATTAGCAAATAATTGATATACTCTTTCTAAATCAAAAGAACCCTGATCTCTATGTCTCAGTTGGTCTCTTATATCATCAAAAGCATCATCTTCATCTTCAGTAAGTGGAAATAAGTCACTCCCTAGTTTTACTAATTGTATAGCTCCCTGTACTCTTGCTGCAATAGAGTAATCCATTCTTCTAATATTTCTTTTATGTTTAAGAGATTCCAGTGCAGGATATAAATATGGAACTGGGTAAGGAGAATTAGATAAGTATCTTCGTCTAATTATATTAGGATTATGTAATTTAACTTTAAATTCCCCATTATTTATAGATTTAACCATATCAGGATATAGTTTAGCTATAGACCTATATAGCTCTATGTCCTTAGTTCCATCAGGAAAGACACCCTTATTAAGTATAAACATTCTTATATCTGAAGGAACACTTATAAAATAGGAAGGTTTAGAAGGTATTAGTGAGCTATTTATAGTTACTAATCCAGAATCTCTTAGCCACATTACTTCTGGTATCATCAGAGACGCATACTTTTTTATTCCATATCTTTGTAATGTTAATTTAGTTGCTGTAGTATATTCAACTTCTGGTATAACTAATCCAGATACTAAATATTCTAGTGCACTTAGTTCTATGAATGACTGTATCTCAGGCAATATTGCTTGTATAAGTCTATATTCATTTTCTGACAGCGATCCTCTATCTACTATAATAGATGTAATACCTATATCTACTAATTTATTTATCGTTGTAGACGCTATTGGATCATGCTTATAAAAAAATCTACAGCTTGCTACTACTTTGCTATAGTCTTCCAATTTTGATGTGTCTAATCTATCATAATCGTCAGACGTCCACGGATTAGCGTAGCTTGTGCTTCCAATATATGAAGCTGACTTTGCCAGCTTTACTGGAGTATTTACTTCTTTCTCTACAATCTCATTTTCTTCTTTTCTTGTCATAAAATCCACCTAGATTTAAATAATTTTGGTTTAACTACCTTATTTACAAATGACTCATATTCTAGATAGTATGCCAACGTACCACATAATAATGCTGCCGTAAAGTGATCTTCCCCTTTTTTACCTCCCCTATGTGTTAAAGTTTTATAAGAAATATCTCCATTTACATTTTTAGAGTAAGTCATTCTCTCTAATTCTGACATTAGTTCTGGATCAGTAGATGAGAATACAATTCTATGGCTATTTACATAATCCTGTAATATAGAAACTGAAAATGGTTTAGTCCTAGACTTAATTTCTTTTCCGTCTGAATCTTGTCCTATTGTTAATACAGTGCTAAAGTTTACTGGTATTAATCTTTTACTATAATTCTTATTTGCGAAGTCTACAGACTCCATTAATCTTTGTGTAACAGCCTTTCCTGAACTTCCCTCATCAACTCCTATTAGTCCTGGACTAAACTTAGTATCTAACATGTCTATGATTCTATCTTGTAAATTATATGATACTTTAGTAAGTTGTATTCTAGCGTGAAATCTAAATTTTCCCTTAGTATCTATATACATTATTAGAATGGCTGATGGTTCTGTGTTTCCTTGAATAGCAATCTTACCTTTTCTTCTAGTAATATAAAACCCTGTAGTAGTCTTCAAACAGTATATTTTACCTTCATAATCTATTTCAGTTACATTAGATTTTAAATCCAATTCATCATCTATTATCTTTAGTAAACATACCTTATCAGTATTTTCATTTTCTATAGAATTTTTAATTGTTTTAACTTTAAATCTATTGCTTCCAAAATCTAATATATTTTTAGCTTTTAATTCTTTGTATCCTTCATATGAGCCAGATTTAGATTTATTGGTCCAAATCTTATGTTCTGGAGATACACAAAAGTTAGTTGACTTTCCGTTTACTTCTAGCATCTTGCCTTTGTAGTCTTGTTTCCATATCCATATAGGTTTGTCCCAAACTATAGAATTTTTCTCTGTATCAAAACAGGCTATGGTATCTTCTTCGGTAACATCTTTATGTTGCACCCAACCTCGTTTTGTTAGTACATCTGTATCTTCAGAGTAGCAGTATCCAAGGTCAATTCCTATGATGCATCCATTATTATCTTTAGGCAATGATGGTATCATAGATACTGTTTTTATATAGTCCTGTATTCCTTCTACCTTTAATCCATTTATACTTATCTTGTATACTTCATACTGTTTTATTTCAAAGAGTCTTCTATCAAATACTGAGAATATCGGAGAACCGTGTTTTCCTAATACCATGTGTGCAAAGTCTTCAGAATCCTTACCACCATATTGTTGTATTGCTCTCTCTTCATCTTCTTCTGTAAATCTTGGGTTCTTATAAGATGATATTCTATGCTTAGTAAAGTTGTCATTTTCCATGTCCGCAGTGTATAAAACATTTTGTTCCCTGAGTCCAGTTGGTACTCCAGAAACCATTTGCCTAAATCCAGATGTCCATGTATTAAGAGTTGGCTGTAATTCTAACCAAGTTGGAAAGGGAAAATATGCGCTATTTTTAGTTAAAATCCCGTTTACAAAAAAGTTATGATTTCTTTCTACTTCAATACTATATAAATATTTTGATCTAGTATTTACTTCTCTTATATATAATACAGGCAATTTTCTTAAGCTATCTGTATTTTCATCTATAGTTACATCTTGCGGAAGCTCTTGATTATAATTAGATTTTTTAGTACAATCTATTTTATATATCATTGTTGGATGTATATATTCTTTTATTATAGATGCAAATTTAGCCATGCTATTAATTTGTATATAGTATAAATCTCTATTCTT